GGAGACACTCCGATCATGCCGGGTGAGTTCCGTGATGTGGATGTTCCCGGTGGAGCCATACGAGACAGCATTACTTTCTTGCCTTACAAGGAGCCATCTAACGTCCTGTATCAGCTTTTGGCAGATATTGTCAATGAAGGGCGAAGATTTGCATCGGCAGCAGACGTAAAAGCCTCCGATATTAATGGCGAAGCCCCTGTTGGCACTACTTTGGCTGTTTTAGAGCGTGAAATGAAGGTGATGAGCGCAGTTCAGGCAAGAGTTCACGCCTCTGTAGGCAAAGAATTAAAGATTTTGTCCAATATTGTGCGAGATCATGGGCCGGAAACGTATCCTTACGAGCTTTCTGAAGATCCTTTGGTGTCAGAAGACTTTGATGACCGTATAGATATCATTCCTGTTAGTGATCCTAACGCCGGAACGATGGCACAACGCATTATGCAGTACCAAGCGGCACTACAATTGGCGGCTCAAGCCCCTCAAATGTACGATATGCCCCTTTTGCATCGTCAAATGCTGGAAGTTTTGGGCATACAGGACGCAGATCAGATTGTTCCAACAGAAAATGACATGAAACCAACCGATCCGGTGTCGGAAAACATGAATATTATTACAGGAGAGCCTGTAAAAGCGTTTATTTACCAAGATCACGAGGCGCATATACAAACCCACATGTCTGCTGTTGAAAATCCGCAAATTGTAGAGCTTATGAAGAAAGCACCTAACGCAAAAGCGATTGAGGCGGCTATGGCAGCGCATATTCAAGAGCATGTTGCCTTTGCATACAGGCAAAGAATTGAAAAAGAGCTTGGTGTTGAGCTTCCTGCTCCTGATGAGCCTTTGCCAGAGGACATTGAGCTTAGATTGTCCCGTTTGGTGGCTCCAGCGGCGCAACAAGTGACAGGAAAAGCCCAACAAATGGCACAAGCCGAGCAAAATGCCAAACAAATGCAAGATCCTGTTATTCAAATGCAGCAAAAAGAGCTTCAGATAGAAGAAGGCAAGGTAATGGCTAAAGCTCAAGCAGATATGGCTAGAATTCAGCTCGATTTGCAAAAAGCGCAAGAAAAAGCCTCTTTAGATAGAGATAAACTTGAAAGCCAAGAAAGAATTGCTTCTGCAAAAATAGGCGCTCAAGTTGCTTCAGATGCAGTTAAGAAGGATGAGATTGAATCAAAAGAAGCCATAGAAGGTGTAAAAATAGGTATAGACTTAGTGCAAGATATGATTGACAATGACTAACTATGGTTGACAAGTTAACAGTAAACGCTTTGCAAGTTTTACGCGATGAGATAAGAAAACAAATGAATGAAATGTCAGATCACATTGCAGGCGGTGGATGTAACGATTTTAACGAATATCAACACTGTACAGGCATTATAAAAGGCTTGGCAGTGGCAGAAAGAGAACTTCTTGATCTAAATTCAAGAATTGAAGATGCATAGTTTCTCCGCATAGGGCGGTGCAGGATGACTCTGGACATCATTTTCCAGTGCAAGAGTAGGTAACATGGAAGCAGTAAAAAGTATTGATGAAACTGAGCCAGAAAAGGCTCACCAACTGCCAAAACCTCAAGGCTATAAGATTCTCATAGCTTTGCCTGAACCAGATGAAAAAACTGAAGGCGGCATAATAAAGGCAAAACAAACCATTCAGCTAGAAGAGTTAGGCTCTATAGTTGGTTTTGTAATGTCTTTAGGGCCAGATGCTTATGCAGATAAAAAGCGGTTTCCTAATGGGCCGTACTGTAAAGAAGGCGACTTTATTATTATGCGTTCTTATTCTGGGACGAGAATTAAAATTCACGGCAAGGAGTTTAGGTTAATCAATGATGACAGCGTTGAGGCTGTTGTTGATGATCCTAGAGGAGTATATAAGGCATGAGCGAAGAACAAGCAGTTGAGCAAACAGATGCTAGAACTTCTTTTGAAGATAAATTTTTAGGAGTTCGGCATAAAATCAATACAAAGCAAAGTGAAACTGAGGAAACTCAACCTGAGTTTGACCTTGAGGTGGTTGATGACAGACCTCCAGAAGATCGCAGACCCCCCAAGAAAGAAGTGTTGTCAAAAGAAGACGATGACGAAGAGCTTGAAGGTTATAGCGAAAAAGTAAAAAAACGCATTAATAAGCTGAAATATGAGCAACACGAAGAGCGCAGACAGCGTGAAGCGGCTGAAAAAATGCGTGAAGAAGCGGTTAAAGTAGCTCAACAATATGCCGCTCAAAACCAGCAGTACCAGCATGTTATCCAGAATGGGGAAGCTATGTTAGTGACCCAGATAAAGGATCGTGCAGCTCTTTCTGTGGAGCAGGCTAAATCTAAGTACAAAGAAGCCTATGAGTCTGGAGATACTGAAAAAGTAATTGAAGCGCAGGATGCGTTGTTAAACGCAAGCTCTGAGCTAAGAGAAGCAAACAATTACGAAGCTCAGTTTAATCAGAAAAAGCAGCAATATGACCAGTATGTGCAGTCTATGGGTCAGCAGCCTCAACAGCCAGCGCAACAGCCAGCGCAGCAACAAGCGCCTCAACCTAGCGAGCAGGCGTTAAGGTGGGCTAAAGAAAATCCTTGGTTTGGAAGTGAAGATCATAAGGATATGACTGCTTTAGCTTATGGAGTGCATGAAAAACTGGTAAAAAACGAAGGTTTTCATCCAGAATCTGATGAATATTTTCAAGAAATAGATCGCACTATGCGAGCTAAATTTCCTGAATATTTCGGGGAGGAAGATGGTCAACAAGTGCAGACCCCTTCACCTTCCCGAAGAAACTCGATGGTAGTAGCGCCAGCGTCAAGAAACAATGGGGCTAAACCACGCAAAGTGAAGTTAACGCACACCCAGATCGCCCTCGCAAAGCGATTAGGGTTAACAAATGAACAGTACGCCAAACAACTCATACAAGAGGAATTAAGATAATGGCTGAAGAGCGCACCCCACGGTCTGGAGATGACCGCCAAGTAGAAGAGAGAAAAAGTGACTCATGGGTTCCATCATCTGTGCTTCCAACCCCTGCTCCGCAGGACGGCTGGGTATTCAGATGGGTTAGAACCAGTACATTGGGTAACGCCGATAACACTAACGTGTCACAAAAGTTTAGGGAAGGTTGGGAGCCTGTAAGGGCAGAAGATCATCCAGAACTTCATGTCATGTCAGATATTGGATCTCGATTTGAAGGTAACATTGAGGTAGGCGGATTATTGCTTTGCAAGGCTCCTGAAGAGGAGATGAAAAAGCGTCAAGACTACTACCAAAATGTAGCTAATCAGCAGATGGAATCTGTTGATAATAGCTTTATGAAGGAGAACGATCCGCGTATGCCTCTCCTTAACCCAGATCGAACTACGCGCACCACTTTTGGTCGAGGATAATTCCTCTTTTTAATAATTTCACATCTTTGGAGATGAGTTATGGCAACTTCAGCCGCCCCTACTGGGGCTGAACCTGTAGGCACTTTAAGTGCTAGCGGTTCTTTTACTGGCAAAGTTCGCCACATTAAGATTGCAAGTGGTTATGGCACAGCTATCTTTTATGGTGACTTTGTAAAGTTGGTTAGCTCTGGAACTGTAGAGAAAGATACAGGAACGACTTCTTTAACACCTGTAGGTGTTTTTATGGGTTGTTCTTATACAGATCCTAGCACTAATCAAAAAACCTTTAATCAGCAGTTTCCTGCAAGCACAGCAGCTTCTGACATCATGGCTTACGTTCTTGATGATCCAAGTGTGTTGATGCGTATGCAAGGAGATGCAACTTTGGCTCAGACTACACTTGGCAACAATGTAGCGGTAGTTCAAACTGCTGGTTCAACCTCAATTGGTCGCAGTAAGAATGCAGTTGATTCTAGCACTGTGGCTACCACTAACACTCTGCCGTTAAGGATCATTGACTTTGTTGATGGCCCTACTAGCACAGTAGGTGATTCGTTTACTGATGTCATCGTTAAGTTTAACGTAGGACACATATACGAAAACACCACAGGCATATAAGGAGACTGACTAATGGCTATTTCAAGAGCGCAGATGCTCAAAGAGCTGTTACCGGGTCTAAATGCCCTGTTCGGTCTTGAGTATGAAAAGTACGAAGATGAGCATACGATGATTTATGAAAGTGAATCATCTGATCGTTCATTTGAAGAGGAAGTAAAACTTTCGGGTTTTGCGGCAGCACCTGTTAAAGCTGAAGGAGCGGCAATTAGCTACGACTCAGCGCAGGAATCTTTTACTGCTAGATACAACCACGAAACCATTGCAATGGGATTTTCGATCACTGAAGAGGCTATGGAGGACAATCTCTATGATTCTTTATCTGCTCGATACACCAAGGCATTGGCTCGCGGCATGGCGTATACCAAGCAAGTAAAGGCGGCTTACCCTCTTAACAATGGCTTCACCAACACATTCCAGACTGGTGACGGGGTTAACCTGTTTACTGCTGATGGTGACGGTGTAACTGGTGGTGATGGACACCCGCTTGTAAGCGGAGGAAAGAACAGCAACCGTCCAGCGACTGCGGCTGACCTCAACGAAACTTCATTAGAAGATGCAGTAATTAACATTGCAGCATTTACTGATGAGCGTGGATTGTTGATTGCGGCTCGTCCTAGACGATTAGTTGTTCCGCCTGCGTTACAGTTTGTGGCAACTAGACTTCTGGAAACAGATGGCAGGGTTGGCACTGCGGATAACGACATCAACGCCTTGCGAAACAATGGAGCGATACCTGAAGGCTACTCAGTCAATCACTACCTGACTGACACTAATGCCTTCTTCTTGATCACTGACATTCCTAACGGAATGAAGCACTTTGAGCGTACTGCGCTTGAAACTTCTATGGACGGTGATTTTGATACAGGTAACGTCCGTTACAAAGCTAGAGAGCGTTATAGCTTTGGTGTGTCCGACCCTCTCGGAATCTACGGATCTCCCGGCACATCATAACCCTGTGGGGGGCTTTGCCCCCCTTTTTTTGTTCCACATGGAACATTTTAATTTCCCTGACTGCGTAAGCAGACACTAGCCAAGACAGGAGAATATAATGGCTAATACAACCTTTAATGGCCCCGTCCGTTCAGAAAATGGATTTACGGTCATATCCAAAAACAGCACAACAGGTGCTGTCACAACTGAATTCACCCTTGATGGAAACGGATTGCAGGTCACTCCAGTTGCCTTGGCAGATACAACAGCTATTTCGCTAACAGCAACGGCTCATGGAGGAAGAACCTCTGTAGTTCCTGCTCTGTCAGCTAACTGCACTTTGACTCTACCTAGTCCCTCTGCTGGTGTTTTCTTTAAGCTAGTTTACGGTGGTGCGGCAGAAGAGACAGAAAACCTGATTATTGATACAGGATCAGACACAAACTTCTATCTTGGCGGCATCGTTCATCTTGACTCAATTTA